TAAAAGTAATAATTGATAGAACTACTACTCCAATTGCTCTAACTTCACGTTTTATATCTGAAGCAATAACCACATTAGGTCTTATAGATATTATAATAAAAAAATGTTCACCTAATTCAACATCAACTCCAATATCACAAGATTTAATAAATATTACTTCAACACAACTAAAATCAACACAAACATTAAATGGTATAACATATAAAGGTTTTATTATTGAAATTCAAGAAGTACCTTTTAGCCCTACAGTAAATCGTAGAAAAGCAGTTGGCAAAAACTCTCAGGGTATACCACTTATTGAAACCGAATTATCATTTACAACAATATCACAAATTCTCGTCAATGAATTAAAGCTAATAATTGACAGAGATAATTTAAAAGCTTATTAATTTAATATTTATAAACAATGAAACCATCTGAATTCAAAAAAATAATCAAGGAAGCCGTAAAAGAAGCATTCCAAGAAGAATTTAAAGAAATTCTAATGGAGGCTGTTAGGTCTCCAAAAGGTACCGGATATGGTACTGTCACAGAAACATATGCACAACCAAAAATTAGCAATCCTAAACAATTAACACCAGCAGAAAGACAATCAATGTTCGGCGGGATTATGAATGAAATGCAAAACGGAGGAGTAGCTAATACTAATAGTATTCCTTTTAGACCTACAGGACCTGTAGATCCCGTTAACGGTTCTTTACCTGAAGGTGAAGTAGGATTAGATATGATAATGGGGTTAATGAATAATAAATAATGGCATTTGGAGAAAAAAAAATATTCCCAATAGACACACGCCCAGGAACGGGAGTTGGAATAGGTTTACCTTTTAATTCTCCTGCTGTTTTTAATTCAACATATACTACACAAGAATCAATTAAAAATAATTTAATTAATTGGTTTCTAACAAACAAAGGAGAAAGATATCTAGATCCTTTATTTGGAGGTAATTTACGAACATTTATTTTTCAACAGATTAATGATGGAAATAATGATTATTTAAAAGAAGACATCCAGAACCAAATATACCAATATTTTCCAAATGTTATAATAGGGAGTTTAAATATAGATTCATACCCTGACATCAACCAAATAATAGTAATATTAAAATATACTATTAAAGATACTGGCTTAAAAGATACAATCCAATTAGCATTTACATAATGGCTACTAAAAAAAGAAACATACAATACATAAATAAAGATTTTAGTGAATTAAGAGCAAGTCTAATTGATTATGCTAAAACCTATTTTCCTACAACATATAATGATTTTACGCCATCATCACCAGGAATGATGTTTATGGAAATGGCTGCTTATGTTGGTGATGTCTTATCATTTTACCTTGATAATCAATTACAAGAAACATATTTACAATATGCTCGTCAAACTAATAATTTATATGAATTAGCTTATATGTTTGGTTACAAACCAAATGTGACTCAAGTAGCAACAACAACAGTTGATTTTTACCAACAAGTACCTGCTAGATTATCTGGCTCAACTTACATTCCTGATTTTGATTACTCATTATTTATTAATCAGAATTCAAGAGTCAATTCCCCAAACATAACAAATGTATCATTTTTAATAGAAGATCCAATAGATTTTTCTGTATCAAGTTCAGGAGACCCTACTGAAGTATCTATATTTTCAGTATCAGGAGGTAATCCAACATATTTCTTATTAAAGAAAACAAGAAAAGCCATTTCATCAACAATTAATACTACTACTTTTAGTTTTGGAGCTCCAGTACAATTTTCTACTGTAACTATTGATACACCACGTATTGTAGGTATTTTAGATGTATTAGATACTGATAATAATCCATGGTATGAAGTAGATTATTTAGCCCAAGATACAGTATATGATTCTATAAAAAATACAAATGTAAATGATCCTAATTTATCACAATATAGTGGAGATACTCCTTATATTTTAAAATTAAAACAAGTTCAAAGAAGATTCACTTCAAGGTTCTTAGATTCTCAAACTTTACAATTACAATTTGGAGCAGGTACAACAACCGATACAGATGAAAATATAGTTCCTAATTCAAATAATGTTGGTATAGGTTTACCATTTGAAAAATCAAAACTAAATGCTGCATACTCTCCTTCAAACTTTATGTTTACTAAAACATATGGAATTGCACCATCAAATACAACATTAACAGTGAGATATTTAACCGGTGGTGGAGTAGTATCTAATGTTCCTGCTAATAGTTTAACTAATTTAATTTCAAATACTGTTTTCTTAAATTCAAACTTAAATTCAACAACCGCAAATACAATATTTAATTCACTAGCAGTAACTAATCCAGTAGCAGCTGATGGTGGTGGAGATGGAAATACAATTGAAGAAATTAGACAAAATGCATCTGCAAATTTTGCAACTCAATTACGTAACGTAACTCAAGATGATTATTTAGTTAGAACACTATCAATGCCTGCTAAATACGGTGTTGTAGCTAAAGCATTTATAGAACCAACAAAAGCTCAATCAATATCTGCTGGTGAATCTAATTCAATATTAGATTTATATGTTTTATCATATGATATAAATAATAATTTAAAAACAGCATCAACAGCCTTAAAACAAAATATCACAACTTACCTTTCACAATATAGGATGGTAAATGATGCTGTTAATATTAAAGATGGTTTTGTAATTAATATCGGAATTAATTTTGATATTATTGTATTACCTAATTATAATAGTAATCAAGTATTATTTAGCTGTATTGAAGCTTTAAAAACTTATTTTGCAATTGATAATTGGCAAATTAATCAACCTATATTATTAAGAGACATATATGTTCTTCTTGAAAAAATAGATGGTGTTCAAACAATAAAAACAATAAATATTTCTAATTTAGTGGGAGAAAATTTAGGATACTCACAATATGCTTATGATATATCAGCCGCAACAATTAGCAACGTAATCTACCCATCATTAGATCCTTCAATATTTGAAGTAAAATATCCAAATCAAGACATACAAGGTAGAGTAGTAAACTTATAATAAAATGGCAGTATATAAATTATTCCCAACACAAGACACAACATTATATTCATTATTTCCAGCAATGAATACAGGGCTAGATCCTATTATGGAAGCTACCCTTACTACTTTCGCATATTCAAATCCTAACCCTCAAGTAAGTAGATTCTTAGTAACATTTGATGAAACAGAGATAGAGAATGTATTAGAAAATAAAATAGGAATTAGTAGCTCAGCACAATTATTAAATACTTCTAGTTGGAAAGCTAGTCTAAATTGTTTTATAGCTGTAGCTACAGGATTAGAAATATCTCCTACAGGTACATTACTAGAATGCTTACCAGCTGCAGAACCTTGGAGTATGGGAACAGGACAATATCTTGATGAACCTATATCTACAGATGGTGCTAGTTGGATATGGCAAGATTATTCAGGTTCAACACCTTGGCCAACATCAGGTTATGGTACTTGTGTAACGGGTTCATATAATATTACTTTTGCACCAGCAGGAGGAGGGGTTTGGTATACTGGTTCTGTTATTCCTTCAAGACTAAACTCTGATATATATCCACTACCCGTATCTCAATCATTTAAATATAAAGGAACTAAAGATACTAATTTTAATGTATCTAATATTATAAGAGCATGGTATACAGGAGCAATTCCTAATGACAGTTTTAATGGATTCATAATAAAACAAAGTCCAGAATGGATTTATAGTAAAGATTACCAACCAGAATTAAAATACTACTCAGTTGATACAAATACTATTTATCCTCCACAGCTACAATTTAGTTGGGTAGATTATGTATTTAATACTGGTTCTTCAACCCAAACGATACTAAATGTAACACCATCCACAATTACTCTATCAGATAATCCAGGTGTGTTTTTCCCTGAAAGCATAAATAAATTTAGAATCAATGCTCGTCCTGAGTACCCAACTCAAGTCTGGCAAACATCTTCAGTCTATACTAATAATTACTATTTACCTACAGCGTCATATTACGCTATTAAAGATGTATACACGAATGAATACGTTGTTGGTTTTGATGAGTTATATACACAAATAAGCGCTGATTCTACGTCAAGTTACTTCAATGTTTATATGAATGGTTTAGAACCAGAAAGATATTATACAATATTAATTAAATCAACAATCAATGGTTCTACTATTGTATTTGATAATCAATATTCATTTAAAGTAGTTAATGGCTAATGGAAAATATAACACCAAATAAAACGGTATATGATAAAAATCAATATGAAAAAGTAATAGATACATCTTTTACTCAATTGGTACAACCTCAAATAACAAGTTCTATACCTACAATTACCATATCTGAGTTTTTTCAAAATTACCAAGAATTATTTTTTCTTATACCTAAATTTGGAGATACAAACTCTCATGAGTATCTTGTTAAAACAAGTGGTGAGTATATTGGATTTACTAATTCAAATGATGATTTAATTCAAGCACTACTAGAAGAAACAAATCAATTAAGACAAGAAAATATTGATTTACAACAACAACTTACATCAGGAAGTTTAATATAATAAATAAATGGCAGAAATAGTTAATATACAAAATATAAATCCAACAACATTTGAGATCCAAACATATTCCCCAGAGGATAATGCTCTTATTTATTCTACAACAGTAGGTAGTGTTTTTGATCCTTCTATAGATATTGTAGAATATTTTATATATGATTTAAATAAAAATATTTTATTTGAAAATGTAATAGGTTATAATAATTATTACATCAATAATAATATAATAACTTTAACACCAGAAGAAAATTTAAAAAGTGTTGGTTTTGCTGAAGGAACTTATAACACATTATATAATTTTGTAAAACCTAAACTAGGTTCTAACCCTCTTAATAAATATTTTATATCAGAAATAAGTTCTGATAGAACAGAAATTAGATTAGATACAAGTGTTATTCCTAATGATGTTGTTGTTACATCATCAATAGAATTAACAAATGAAATAATTAATTCAACAGGTAGTTATTATGATTTTTATTTAAATTTTGGAGCTAACCAATTAATTATAGCAAACAACGTTTTATTAGATAATTCTACTAATCCTACTGTATTAATTAAATTATATGAACCACTACCACAACAATTTGTATTAAAAAATGAATTATGGGTTGTTACTAAAGTAGCAGATCCAGTGGCTTATAATGTAAGTATTAATACTATATTTAATATAGAAAATGAGTATATAACTTTAAAAGGTCCTAATACTAATCTTAATATTAAAGATCAAACAAATAATTCAACAGACTATGCTAATTATTCTAATTTATCAAGTACTAACACATCCCAAGGTTCAGGGAGTTTCCAATATCAGCTAAATAGTTTACTAGCAGAAAAAGGACTTGAAATTAATATAGATTACTCAGATTACTCTAATTTTATACATTTTTCTTCAGCTCAAACTCGTTTAGAAAACTTTTACTATAAATTATCACTAATAGAACAATATCAAGTAAGTGCTAGTTTATCAGATAATACCCTAACAAACTATTATGTTTCTTCTAGTAATGTAATTTGGCAAAATAAGATAAATGATATTATAACTAATTTTGACAGTTATGAATATTTCTTATATTATGAATCTGGTTCAACATGTTGGCCAAAAACAGGGAATACACCACCATATACTAATGTTTTAACAACATCAGTAACAGGACAAAATTGGTTTACATCTCAATCATCTATAGCGACTGAATACGACTCAGAAAATAACAATGCATTAACTCTAGCTATACCTTCTTATATAACTGACGACCCAGAAAACTTACAATTTGAGTTATTTATTGAAATGATTGGTCAGAGTTTTGATAGTGTATTTGTATATTTACAAGACGTTACTAATAAGTATAATGCCGACAACAGATTAAATTATGGTGTATCTAAAGATTTAGTTGCTGATATATTGAGAGATATGGGTATAAAAATATACCAAAACAATTTCTCATCAGACGATTTATACTCAGCCTTAATAGGATTTACACCATCAGGTAGTTTATATAATTTACCTTTTACAACAACACAATTACCTGTACCTGCTAATTCGTTTTTAGAATACATAGACACGTATATTACAGCATCATCAACAGGTTCATTAATACCTACCGAAGATATAAACTTCGAAACATATAAACGTATTTACCATAATTTACCTTTATTATTAAAGAAAAAAGGTAGCACTCAAGGTTTAAAAAACTTAATAACTACTTATGGTATTCCGGATACTATTTTAAGAGTAAACGAATTTGGAGGTCAAGACAAAAACATTAGTACTTTTAATCAATGGCAAGATGAATATAATTATGCATATAAATCAAATGGAAATAATTATGTATCTGCAAGTTGGTTATTAAATAATAGTTGGGGAGCAGCAGATAATGTTCCGGATACTGTAGAATTTAGATTCAAAACTAATGGTTTACCTACTTCAAGTATTGCATATTCTCAAAGTTTATGGAGTATGACTAATGTGGTAGGTACTAATCTTATTGGATTAGAATATACAGGATCAGGTTATGCATCAGGATCTTATTCAGGTTCAACAGTTGACCCTTATTACCAATATGCTAGATTAGTTTATTATCCTGATATTAGTAATACAACAGATACTGCAAGTGTTTATTTACCTTTTTATGATGGTGGTTGGTGGTCAGTAATGTTAACTAGAAATGGTTCTACATTTACTTTATATGCTGCTAATAAAAATACCGAAATTAATGAAAACACGATAAATTTCCAAGCAAGTTCATCAATAATTACAAGTTCAGGAGATTGGACGACAACAACATCGGCAATAAGTTATTTAGGATATAGTGCAGCTCTTAATTTCACTAAATTCTCAGGATCATTACAAGAATGGAGATATTACTCAGTACCTTGTTCACAAAGTACATTTAATGCATATGTGATGAATCCTTATTCTATTGAACAAAGTGAATATTTAGCTTTTAGAGCAGCTTTAGGAGGAGAATTATATACTAGTTCAGTATCTATACATCCAAAAATAACAGGTTCATGGGTTCCAACTTCATCGTTTATATCAAATAGTGGTTTTAATTCATTAATACCAATAACATATGTTCCTAATACTGAATTTATATATTTTAATCAAGTAGTAGCAGGTATTCAAAACATTGTATCTAATAAAATACAAAACCAAACCCTAATATTACCTTATAGTGGTAGTAGTGATTCTAATATTCCTAATAATTTAGTTTTATCACCTTATATTTCAATTCAACAATCAAACCCAGCAAGTAGTTCTTACTCTAAAAATGTAGATTATGTTGAGGTTGGTTTTTCACCCCAAAATGAAATAAATGAAGATATAAATTCGTCATTAGGTTATTTTAATATTGGAGAATATATTGGTGATCCTAGACAAGTATCTTCATCAGCAGATTCATATCCTGATTTAAATACTTTAAGAGATTCTTATTTTTTAAAATATTTACAAAACTATCAAGAATGGGATTATGTAAGATTAATTGAATTTTTTGATAATTCATTATTTAAAATGGTAGCTGATTGGGTTCCTGCAAGAACTGATTTAGCAGCGGGTATTATTATTAAACAACATTTATTAGAAAGAAATAAATACCCTGTACCTCAAGCCAATACTTCTTCATCAATAGCCAATGTAGCTAATGGTTCAACTAATACTCCTTTTTACCAACAAAATGTATTATTTACAGGCTCTATACCAGTTGAAACTATTATAGGTAGTGATGGTGGCGCTTTACCCAATTTAGGAGGCCAAACATCTTCAATTATTTTAGATAACAATTATGATTTTACTGTTACTCAGGTTTGGACAGGAAGTAATATAGGTCCTTTAGGACCAGTTCCATTTGTAGATTCGTATCAATATGAATTTTTTAACGGAGCATTTAGTGGTTCAGGATTAATTATCACTACTCAAAGTTTAACAGCAATACAAGATTATGATGTTTTAATTAATAATGTTAGTAGTAGTAGAACATCATCTATGTATTTGGATGTTGATTATACTCAACAAAATCTATTACCTGTAAACCAACAATTATTAATTGACAACACAGCTACTCATGCAACTGTACAAGATTCAAATTATACATTAGCACGTAACATCAATCCACGTTATGTTGGTTCTAAAAATACAAGTGCCAAATATAATATTTATACTACTGGAGATTCATCTTATAGCAAAAAAGCAGCAATAGATACCTATGTAGATTATTTCGCTTATTTTGATTGGATAGGAGGTTCAAATCCTGAATACCCAGGAGGAGGAAACATACATTTAACTTATTTAGTTAATATAGAAGGTAAAGCAATTCCATTAACCGGAGATAATACTAATTTATTTACAGTATCTAATATATTTGTAAATGCCCAAACAGCAACAATAATCCCAACAGTATACTCAGCCGGAAATCCAAACCCAATAGTTAATATTGTAGAAGGAGGAGCACTTATTGATACAATAGCTTTCACATCAGGATCAGTTAGAGGATTTGCTACTAATTATTATGGAGGTAATCCAAATTATGATACAGCTAGTTTTCAAGTAATAAATTCACAATTAAGAGATAGTCAAAGTGCTGGTTGGTTATATTCTTTTATAACATCATCATCTCCCACATATGGATCTATACAAACTGATTTTTCATTTCAATATTATGATTTAATAACCGACTTTAATATAATAAATAAAACAACAAACGCCGTTTTCACACCTTCCTCTCCTGGAGATAGCACCTATGCTCCTATATTAAATACTTATCTTCCTTTACAACAATATGATTATGTAAGATTTGGTTCTACTTTATCTCAAATGGATTCATCATTTTGAGCTAAAAGTTGACGACCTTTAGTGGTTAAAATAGCGTCTACTGTTACTACGGTATTATTTAAATATCCCATGTTTTTTGCAATTTATTATAAATATATTAAGTTTTGTTTTTTATTGAATTAATCCTGCTTTTCTAGCTAAAGTATATGGATCGAAATTTGGATTAAAGTTTTGTGGTATCAAAAGTCCTGAGTCTTTATATGATGGTATGTTTTGAACTAATACAAAATTATCTTTTGGTACTCTTCTCATCATTCTCCATAATGAACCAGATGTTATTGATCCTGTTATTGGATAAAAATGTAATGAACTAGTAGTATCCCAATTAGATGATTGGCTTATAGAAGTTATTTGTACTAAAGCTCCTCCATA